AGAAAAAGGAAGAGAGCACACTGCAAGAAGAACTTGCTAACGATATCGCTCGTGAAATTATGAAAGCCACAGGCAGTGAAAACGTAGCAGTCTACATACAGGCCACACATGGTTGCTGTGAAAATCGTGGTATTATGGCACATTCAAGTCTGACACAGACTACCGTATTAAAAGGCGCATTCAAAGAAGATGGCAATACTAAGAAAGAGTTCTTTGACAACATTAAATTACAACAGGAGTTTGCCCCAAGATGATCGATTTAAAAGCCTTAAGTTTACAATATTTTTATCTATTTTCAAGTAAAAATTTAAATGAGATCAGCAAGATGTTCGCACCAGATTGCCAACTACGCGATTGGGAAAATGCAGCAGTAGGCAAAGATGATGTGGTAGCTGTCTATGAAAAGATTTTCAACAGCGTTGAAAGTATCGCAGTCACTCCAGGTGCAATATATGAAGATGGAGATAATATCATAGCTGAACTACTGATCACTATCAATGGTGCAGAACAAATACTCGTGACAGACATCATTACCTACAACGAAGATGGTAAGATCCTCAGCGTAAGAGCATATAAAGGATAAACCATGCAGTGGATTAAAAAGAAAATTTGCAGGTGGTTAGGTGTAGAACGCTTTGACGATTGGGATGATGATGTCATACCTATGAGAGATAGCGTAAGGATAAAAAGTGATGCACCTAGTTTCTTTGATCGTAATCCAGAAAGCAATTTCCGTATCTATAATGCCACAGGTGGTATGATTCTCGAAGTCGGCCGCTGGGATAAGTCGCGTAGTGAATGGATCACAAATATGCATATTATAAATGATGATGAAGAGAACAAGACAGATGCTATAGCCAAGATCATGACCATGGAGTTGATGAGATGAAGAAATTATACGTAAGTGATGTAGAGATCCGAGAATATGTAAACGAGATCTCATTTAAAATGTACAAGGACAATTGGCGTCCAGACTATATCGTAGGACTTACCCGCGGTGGATTAATCCCTGCGGTATATATGAGCCACACATTAGATATCCCCATGGAAACATTAAAAGTAGCCCTACGTGATGGTACAGGTGGTGAAAGCAATGGTTGGATGGCAGAAGATGCGTTTGGTTATTTAGAAGCATCATCTGTGCCTAGACCAGCAGGCGAACCTACTAGTGATCCTGCACTACGTAAAAATATCCTTATCGTAGATGACATCAATGATACAGGTGCTACATTAGATTGGATCATCAATGATTGGCAAGGTATCAATTTGCCAAATGATCCTGCCTGGGCAGACATCTGGGGGAACAATGTTCGCTTCGCAGTATTATTTGACAACTTGTCTAGCAAGTTTAGTCGCAAGGTCAACTACAGTGCTGTGGAGATAAACAAAGCAGAAGAAGATGTTTGGATCGTTTATCCCTGGGAAAGATAGTTGACTTTACTAAAAAAATATACTATAATACAAATATGAGCAAATTAAAAGTCAGTGAAATATTCTATTCAGCACAGGGTGAAGGCCGCTTTATTGGTGTTCCTAGTGTTTTCTTACGTACATTTGGCTGTAACTTTACCTGTGGTGGATTTGGCATGTCAGATCGCACACAGATGAGCACAGAGCGTGAATTCATTGATCCTGCGAAATATCGTATATATGAAGAGCTTCCACTAGTCAATACTGGCTGTGACAGTTATGCATCGTGGGATCCTCGTTTCAAAAACTTTAGTCCGCTACTGACTATCGATGCAGTGGTACAACGTATGCTTGATTTGGTGCCTAGCAACAGTTGGCAGATGCCTAACGGTAATGACACACATTTGGTCGTCACAGGTGGTGAACCATTGCTAGGTTGGCAACGTGCTTATCCAGAATTACTAAGTCATAAGGACATGTACAATCTGAAGAACTTAACATTTGAAACAAATGGTACTCAAGAACTACATGACGACTTTGCCAAATATTTAAAACTATGGAATCGTGGTAGCAGAGAGATCACATTTAGTGTGAGTGCAAAATTAAGTGCGAGTGGCGAGAAGTGGGAAGATGCTGTTAAACCTGACATAGTCAAGAGCTATGAACGTGTTGGCACAACCTATCTTAAGTTTGTGGTTGAGAAACCGGAAGACTTTGATGAAGTGGATCGTGCTGTAGCTGAATATCGCCGAGTTAAGTTTAAAGGTGTTGTTTATATCATGCCAGTAGGTGGTGTGGTCAAAGTCTATGATGGAAATAAATTTAACGTAGCAGATGAAGCTATGCGTCGTGGTTATTATTATAGTCCAAGGTTACATGTTGACCTTTGGGGTAACAGTTGGGGCAAATAAAAGGAAAATATGAGTTATCTATTTACAAGTGAAAGTGTTAGCGAAGGACATCCAGATAAAGTAGCAGACGCTATATCAGATGCAGTATTAGATCTAATGATGCGTGAGCAGAATCCTGCTTATCGTTGCGCCTGCGAAACTCTAGTGACAACTAATCAAGTCGTCCTGGCAGGAGAATACAAAGGTATATACAATCATCTAGAAGTTGAAAATGCTGTACGTCGCGTCGTACGTGACATCGGATATGAGCAAGATGGATTTCATTGGCAGACTGTAAAGATTCATAATTATATGCACGGTCAATCAGCAGATATCGCTCTAGGTACTGACACATTTGGTGCTGGTGATCAAGGCTTGATGTTTGGTTATGCTATCAACGAAACGCCAGACCTGATGCCTAGTGCTATCTATTACAGTCACAAAATTGTTGAACGGTTAACAGCAGTTCGCAAGAGCGGAGTGGTATGGTTAGGTCCTGATGCTAAATCACAGGTTACTATGGAATACAATGATGATGGTAGTGTTGCACGTATCGATAAGATCGTCTGTTCTACACAGCATTCAGCCGACATGGATATTAGCGAAGTGCGAGTAGCTGTTGAAACGTATATTAGAGAAGTATTACCTAAGGAGTTAATTGATGCGAGCACTGAGTTTCTTATCAATCCTACTGGCCGTTTCGTTATTGGTGGACCTGATGGTGACACAGGTCTCACTGGACGTAAAATTATCGTTGATACTTATGGCGGTTATAGCCCTCACGGTGGGGGTGCATTCTCTGGTAAAGATCCTACGAAAGTAGATCGTAGTGCGGCATATATGGCCCGCTATCTAGCTAAGAACATCGTAGCAAGTGGTCGTGCTACCAAAGCAACAGTGCAATTAAGTTATGCTATCGGTGTTAAACAACCAACTAGTCTGTTTATCAAAACAGACCGAGGAGTTGATTTGGATACTACCAATTGGATACAGGAAAATGTTGATCTTACGCCAGCAGGTATCATAAATAGATTTGAGTTGTTCCGTCCTATCTATAGCGAAACAACTAACTATGGACACTTTGGTAAATCTAACTTACCATGGGAAACCATAGATTTATTCAAGGACTAACATGATAAAGAAATTGATCAAAGATTTGTTTGGTAGTAAGCCTGAACCAGCTACCTTAAAAGAACAAAAAGCCAAAAAATCACCCAAAGATCTAGCTACTGAACGTGGTGAGCCTTGGGTAGAAGTCATTGGCATGGAACTTGATAAAGACAATCCAGGTGCAGGTAGTTTTGAATTAGATTGGAATGACAAATTCGTAGCCAATTTAATACGTGCCGGATATCAAGGTAAAACAGATCAAGACATAGTAGACAATTGGTTCCGTACAGTTTGCCAAAATATCGTAATGGAAAATTATGAACAAGCTATGGCAGATCCCGCTAATCGACAAAATAACCGTCGTGATCTTGGTAACGGTAGAACGGAAGTCAGTTGACTTTAACCAAATTTAGTAGTATAATGTTTACATGAGATATTTACTTGTAGACACAGCAAACACATTCTTCAGAGCCCGACATTCAGCGCATCGCCAAAGTGACACTTGGGATAAGTTGGGTTTCGCTATCTACGTAACCCTAGCTTCAGTAAACAAATCATGGCGTGATCAAAAAGCTGATCATGTTATCTTTTGTCTTGAAGGACGCAGTTGGCGCAAGGACTTCTACGAACCCTATAAGAAAAATCGCAGTGTTGCCCGTGCCGCACTTACTGAAAGCGAAGCAGAAGAAGATCGTTTATTCTGGGAGACATTTGATGCGCTCAAAACTTTCATCGCTGATAAGACAAACTGCACAGTGCTCCAACATCCTGAGCTTGAAGCAGATGATCTTATCGCTGGATTCATACAGGCTCATCCTGCCGATCATCACACTATTGTTAGTAGCGACACTGATTTCTATCAGCTACTGGCTGATAATGTTAATCAGTATAACGGGATAAGCGATGAGCTCCATACACTAAAAGGTATCTTTGATAAGAAGGGTAAACCTGTCTTAGATAAGAAAACCAAAGAACCTAAGAAGATCCCCGATCCTAAGTTTATACTTTTTGAAAAGTGTATGCGTGGTGATCCCACAGACAACATATTTTCCGCATTTCCAGGCGTGCGCACCAAAGGTAGTAAGAACAAAGTAGGTCTTGAAGAAGCCTATGCTGACCGTACTACTAAAGGTTATAATTGGAACAACCTGATGCTACAGCGTTGGGTTGACCATAATGGTCTAGAACATCGTGTATTAGATGACTATGAACGTAATCGCGTCTTAGTCGACTTAACAGCACAACCAGATGACATCAAAGTGAAGATAGCAGAAACAATCGCTAATGGGCAAGTGCCTAAAAATGTTCCAATGGTTGGCGCACAGTTCTTAAAGTTCTGTGGCAAATATGATTTGGTTAAATTGAGTGAAAATGCTAGTAGCATGGCTGATTGGCTGACTGCCGGTTATCCACAGAAAGAAGTTGCATGATAGCAGATGGAAAATTTCTCGCATTAGATCTAGAACTTAATCAACCGTCAGGTAAGATCATACAGGTTGGTGTCGCTGTGGGTGATAAACATACACGCTTTGAAGACTATATAGTACGTAAGTGGTACATAGATCCAAAAGAACCTATCAGTGAATTCATCAACGACCTGACAGGCATAACTGATGCTGACATACGTGCTAATTGTGTTAGCCACGAAACTGTAGCCCGTGAGCTAGGTGAGCTGATCAAGGAACATAAAGTCTTTGTTAACCCAGTGACTTGGGGTGGTGGTGATAGTGGCGAATTACTAGCAGAATTCTGCAAAAACCATGCAGATTTTCCGCATTTTGGCCGTCGTTGGATAGATGTTAAGACTTGGTATACATATTTGATGCTGACCAGAGGTAAAGCACCTAGTGGTGGTCTAAGTTCAGCCATGGGCTACTTTAAGCTACAGTTCAAAGGTAAAGCACACAGGGCAGATGTAGATGCCGCTAATACTCTGGCTTTTTTCTTTACTTTGTTAGAGCGACAACGCAAGATAGAACGCTTATTAGAAGATACAAAGGCTATATGATTTTAGATTTTAATAGTTATAGAAATTCTTGGTTATGCGGGTTTGTTAAATTAAATTTTTCTAAGTACAATTTTATTGATCATTATTTCAACAAAGTTTCTTGCAAGGACCTCCCAAACAATAGTATAATATATCTCGACGACGAAGATACCACGGCATGGGAATGGGCGTTAGACCCTGCTGTTAATAAAAATATAATTTTAATATGCAAAATTAAAGAGGTATATAAAAAATTATCTAAATTAGGATATAAATGCTTATATTATCCTTATTGGGTCATAGTAGATGATGCTATTGCAATGAAAAAATTATTAGAATTTATAAATGTAACCCCTACACACAACAGAGATTATAGTTTTTGTTGTTTAAATAGGAGGAAAACTTACGATCGAGATCAGGTTATAAAAGAACTAAGTAACTTAGATCTTATTAAACACGGGTATGTGACTTACCATCAGCTAGTACGTCACGATCCCGTGACTTACCATCATGAACCCAACCACCTCAACGGATTGCAACTGGACCCGTCAATGGAACACTACTTAATAAGTGGAGATATGGGACCGGAACGCCACAATCATCAATTAAATAATATTGGCTACAGTAGTCTTGTAGCAAACTATTTTTTTATACAAAAAAATATTTCCGCAGCTATTAATATTTCAGTTGAGACTACTATGCAGCCTTTTTTCCCTACAGAAAAAAGTTTTTTAGGATTTTTTACTAAAAAAATTCCCATAGTACTTGCTGAACCTAACAGGATGTCTGAACTTGAGACAGAAGGATTTGACATTTTTCATGATTATGTTAATCATAGATATGATAGTTTAGCTGACCCGATGCAAAGAATTTCAACAGCACTAAAAGATAATTACAATCTACTATCTAATTTTGACATTGATATTACAGATCGGGCAAATGCTAATTTTGATTTTTTAATTAACGAATGGTTGGATAAAAAATTAATAGAATTGTATAGCGGTATAAATGAACTAATATGCTTATAAACTTATTTTCATTCTTACATTACATTAAATTAAAATACTCTTGACTTTAATCAAAAATCTAAATATAATAGTAAAATAGACAAAGGAATAACATGGCACATATAATTGATAAAACGTTTGAATTCTGTTATGGTCACAGAGTTTGGACACAGAAACTAAATGGTGAGTATGCGGCAGACTTGAAGTGTGCTTGCCGTCACCTACATGGACATGAAGGTAAGATGCAGGTATATCTAAAGAGCCAAGATGGTAATTTAGATCCAACTGGTATGGTAACAGACTTCCGTCATTTAGAATGGTTAAAGAAGTGGATTAATGAATATATCGATCATCAGTTTGTATTAGATAAGAATGATCCATTATACAATCAGATCATCGGTGATCGTAAATTAATTCCAGTGTATGTGCCAGACACTAACAAGATAGCAGGATTTAATATCTACTTAGGTGATCTAGAACCCAACACACCAGAGTATGAATATTACGAAGGATTCTTAATCGTAGACTTTGTTCCAACTAGTGAAAACCTATCAAGTTGGATGGCTGATCTAGTAGATGTTAAGATGCAGAAACTTAATGTAACAGTTGATCACATTGATTGGTGGGAGACTCCTAAGAGTCGTAGCGTATATTACAGATGAACAAAGAAGATATAATCACACTAATTTGTTTTCTAACACTGATGATTAGTTGTTATTTTCTATATTATCTTTGGAGAGAGGTTGGGCTATGACCGCAACAGTATTCACGTTACTAGCCTTATTTGGCATCAAGCATTTCATCGCTGACTTCTTGATGCAGTATGATTACATGTTCAAAGACAAAGGCATCTATGGTGCTGAGGGTGGTGTCCATCATGCTATAGTCCATGCTAGTTTTACTTTCTTAATCCTAGTGTTCTTTTGCTCTAACGCAAATACAATTATCGCACTTTCGTTTGCGGACTTTGTCTTACATTATCATATAGATTATTTTAAGCAACAATTAAATCAAGGACTCACCTCAGCAGATCGTCAGTTTTGGATTTGGCTTGGACTAGACCAAGCTCTGCACTATTTAACTTACGTAGGAATTATCAGTTATGTCACTCTTGGCTAAAGCAATCGTTAAAAATAAATGTTGGGTGGTTGAGGACAACGGAAATAAAGTTGGTACGATCCTGGCCAATCCTAAAGGTGTCGTCTATCAACATGATCAGCAACGTGAACAATTTGCCAGCTTAAAATTATGCAGTGACAAGTGTAATATCATAGTAGACAAGAGCCCACCTAAACGTATTATCACTGAAAGTAATACGGTATATGGTTTTCCATGTGAACATAAACCCAACAATGTCTTATGGGATGTCAAGCATCGATTACCTATCTATACTAAAGGCAATAAGTCAAAGAGCTTTTTCTGTGCAGGCTACTATATCGTCAAATTTAATAATGGTTGGGTTAAATCATACTGTCCTAAATTAATCACACTTAATCGCTATCCTTATGCTGGTCCATATGATACAGCGGAGGAAATGCAAGAACGCCTAAGGATCGCTAATGGAGCACTATTTGGAACAACAATTAAGCCTGCATCTGAAGAAGTTTAATGATCGTGTCAAGGTCATGAATCAGACCAATGCCAGAGATCTATCGCTGACAGCGGCTGAAGCACGCCAGCTACAAGCCGACATCTTTGACCTATTGACCAAGATCAATGATCTAATAGAGATTAAGCAACAGGCCGCCGCAGAACCCACAGTACAGGTTGAATTACGTGGTGGTGGATTCTAATAATATGCTCACATTATGAGATAAATAATATGTGGAGAAACACATATTATGAGTCGACCAAAACCCAATGTGCTGTTAGAGCACGTAAACAAGTCCAGTTATAAAAGCGACCAAATCCTCAGCAGTGAAGGTATCTGGGCCGTATTCTATGATAAGCAACCTATCAATCTCAAGACACAGAACATTTTGGTAGCTTACCCTGGACCCAAGTACAAGAAGGTTAGTTTCAGTAATCCAGGACATGCTATTAATCTAGCTAAAAAACTTAATACGCTGTTTAAGAGTGACAAGTTTTCAGTAGTACTTCTTAAAGCTGGTGATCAGATCTACCCTTAATTATGGCCAAACGCACTGCTGAATCATTGCAAAATGTATGGCAGGCTCGATTCCAGGAACATACATTAAATCCCTTTACCGCAGATCCCAAACTTGGGCTACGTTATCAGCGTTACGATAACCCAGCGTCGTGGTGGCATAACCCAGTTAATCCAGATAGCCTACGCCTGACCCGGCCAGCGTTTAATATGCTGAATAAAAACAAGGATATCAAACACTGGCATTTTAAATTACCCGCACCTTTGGTTACTCGAGCTTATATCCAATTAGAAAAGCATTTCACCAGTCCATACTATATACCTACCCACAATAGTATCTACGTGTTTAGTGAACAGGATTCAATCATGCTGGCCCTACATGGATCAAATCTACAGCAATATCTTGACAATCTAGCCAGTTGATGCTATACTAGTTTTATGTTTGAATGGTTTACAATAGCACAGGCAGAAGCACCAGAACCCGCCAATTATCTTACTAAAGTCCAGGCGGCCATAGTGACCAAAGAATGGGAACGAAATCGTGCTATCCGTTTGCGTATAGAAAAGAAGTTCGCAGAGCTGGATAAAACTCCAGACCCTCATGCAGATATGTGGGATAAAGACTGGATTAAAAAGCCCTAAAATGCACTGAAAAAGTGCATTTTTTTAGACTATTTTTCACTGATTTTGGTTGACTTTTTGGTAAAATGACTGTATAATGTTTACATACAATAAGAAAACGGAGCAATAAATGACAACGAAAACAACAGATTTACAGTGGGAAATTCAAGCCTACGGTATGACAAAAGCAGAGTTAAACCGTATGGTAAAAACGCAGGCTTTTCCAGGGCAGGAACTTATGTTTGCCGCAGGTATGTTAAGTGATGCCCAACAGGTTTTAGACCCAGAGTTTAATGCTGATGGTTGGGTTAGTCCTGAAACTGCTAATCAAGCACGTCAATATATCAACTGTGCCAAGGCCATAATGTTTGATGTCATGGACCCATCGCGCCGTAAGGCAATGAAGGAGACTGCATAATGTTAGCTCAATTAGATCAACTATTAGTAGATATCAAGGCGGACTATGCCCGCTGGGGTAAGAATTTAACTTCATATCGTCAAGAGATGATCGATGAATTCAGTGCCCGTGTGCATGTTACTGAAGGTAAGAAGTATTACAAGGTCATCCAAGGTACCAGCGTATGGGGTTTCATCGTCAAGGAAGATGGTGGTAAGTTCCGTAAGGGTGATATCCTTAAGGCCGCAGGTTGGAATGCACCAGCAACAAATTCTGCACGTGGTAATATCATAGACGGTGGTTATACTGTTCAATGGACAGGCCCACTTTACTTAAGATAAGGATTAACCATGACACCACAAGAACAAGAAATCATTGACGCTATCTGGGGCGAAGATGCCTCAGAAGTAGACAAGGCTGAAGCCACCCAAGTAGTAGAAGGTATCTTTGCCATGGCTGATCTTATGAAAACTCGCATGGAAGCGGGTAAGATTGCCTACGTTCCATTAACAGATTATTTACATTAAGGATCCAAAATGCTTGAATACGTTTTATGTTATGCTTGGTCGTTTACACTAGGTGCTTTTTTTGGAGGCGCTGTAGTTTGGTATCTATTCCACTTGAAATCCAAGGGTAAAATCTAACTTGACAAATGACCATTTTGGTGCTATAATAGTTCTACACAGTTAATTAATAGAGAGGGTTAAAATGGCAGTTACAGAAAATCGTACCGTAACCAGTGAAGAGGCTCGTGTAGCACTCATACAATGTTTTAATAAAAAACGTCCGGTATTCCTTTGGGGTCCTCCAGGCATTGGTAAGTCAGAACTTGTAGCAGGCATTGCTGACGAAATGGGTGGTCATATGATCGACTTACGCCTAGGGCAAATGGATCCAACAGACATCCGTGGTATTCCTTTTTACAATAAAGATTTGGGCCTAATGGATTGGGCTCCTCCAATCGACTTGCCCAGCCAAGAACTATCCAGCAAGTATCCAGTTATTGTTTTATTTTTTGATGAGATGAATTCGGCGGCACCTAGTGTGCAAGCCGCGGCTTATCAACTTATCCTTAACCGTCGTGTAGGCAAATATAAATTACCAGACAATGTTGTTATGGTAGCGGCTGGTAACAGAGAAGGCGACAAGGGTGTTACATTTAAAATGCCTAGCCCACTTAGTAATCGTTTCGTCCATTTAGAAATGCGTCCAGACTTTGATGCTTGGCAAAAATGGGCAGTGCTTAACAATATACATAAAGACGTTGTAGGTTACGTGTCATTTGCTAAACAGGACCTGTTTGACTTTGATCCTAAATCAGCATCACGTGCTTTCGCAACACCTCGTTCGTGGACTTTCGTAAGTCAACTGTTAGAAGATAACTTGCCTACTAGTGTAGAAACAGACTTGGTAGCAGGTACAGTTGGTGAAGGTACCGCAGTAAAATTCATGGCACATAGAAAAATAGCAGGCCAAATGCCTAACCCAAGAGACATCTTAGACGGTAAAGTTAAAGAACTTAAAGTCAAAGAAATCTCAGCTATGTATTCTTTAACTGTGTCTATGTGCTATGAACTTAAAGACTTAAACGGTAAAGAGACTAACAAAGATGCGTGGCATGACAAAGTAGATAACTTCTTCAAGTTCATGATGGAGAATTTTACTACAGAACTCACTGTCATGGGTGCTCGTGTTGCTCTTACTGTTTATAACTTACCGTTCGTTCCAGGTAAGCTCAAAACATTCGATGAGTTCCATAAACGTTTTGGCAAATACATTGTACAGGCTGTAGCGTAATGGCGAAACCAAACTCAAAAGGCACTACAACTACCAAAGCCAAGAACTATGTAGGCATTAAAACTAATACTGAAACAGATCGCCTAGTTCGTGAGAAACTAGTAACTGCTCGTATCGCATTGTTGCTCAAGGCACCATTCTTTGGTAATTTAGCAACTAGACTACAGTTAATCAACGCTGATGATTGGTGTCCAACTGCGGCAACAGACGGACGTAAGTTCTACTATAACAGTGAATTCCTTAAGAAAATGCCAGCTAAACAGTTAGAATTTCTTATGGGGCATGAGGTTCTACACTGTGTTTATGACCATATGGGTCGTAGAGGTGAACGTGATCCTCAGCTATGGAATATCGCTGACGACTACTGCGTTAATCAAGACTTATTAGATCAACGTATCGGTGAAAAAATTCCAGTGGGTTTATATGACAGCAAGTATCGTGGTTGGTCGGCTGAAGAAGTCTATGATGACTTAGAAAAGAACGCAGAGAAAATCAATGTTGACGATCTAGTGGATCAATTGTTAGATGAACACTTGGACGGTGACGGAGATGGTGGAGAAGGCGAAGGTGAAGGCCAAGAAAAAGAAGGCAAAGGCCGTCCTAAACTCAGCGAAGAAGAAAAGAAACAGATCCGTGATGAGATCAAAGAAGCCGTAATGACTGCCGCTCAAACTGCTGGTGCAGGTAATTTACCTAGTGGTGTTAAGCGTATGATCAAAGACTTAACTACTCCTCAATTGGATTGGCGTGCTTTATTACAGCAACAGATCCAAAGCACTCTGCGCACAGACTATACTTGGGCTAGGGCTAGCCGCAAAGGTTGGGACATGGATGCTATCATGCCAGGCAGTGATTTCGACAAAGAGATCGATATCTGCGTAGCTATCGACACATCGGGTAGTATGAGTGACGCCATGCTTAAAGACATCCTTAGTGAAGTCAAAGGTATTATGGAGAGCTATCAGAGTTTCCGACTACATTTATGGTCATTTGATACAGAAGTATATGCAGAAGGTGCTAAGGTATTCACAGCAGATAACCTAGATGAGATCATGGATTGGGAACCCCTAGGTGGTGGCGGTACAGATTTTGAAGCTAACTGGACATGGATGCGTGCTAACGATATCCAACCTAAGAAGTTTATTATGTTCACAGATGGTTATCCGTTTGGTTCATGGGGTGAACCGGACTACTGTGATACTATGTTCGTTATCCATGGTTCAACTACTATCGAAGCACCGTTTGGTATCACTACCTACTATGAACTAAGCCGAGAACATGCTTAAACATGGTGAAGTTAATCCCTTAAACGTACATCAATTGAGAAGGGTACATCATTGCCCTCCTCATTTTGAGCAGGTAATATTTGAACCCTATATCACAGAAAAGCAAGTCTCAGATTGGCTCTACGAAAATCTCGAAGGACGTTTTTACGTAGGTAGCATAGACATAGCACGCACTCCGGGCGGCAAGCCCATAGATCGTAACTTACTAGTGGCTTTTGAGCTAGCTGGTGAAGCTAGCTACTTCAGCCTTATACTGCCAACTATAAACACCATCTAAGAAATTTTTCCACCTCTCATCTAGCTGTTAAATAAAATTGTCCCCTAAGGAGAATTTATTAAATGGCAAAAAAAGAAAAACAAGTAGAAGCTCCGGTGCAAGCTGAAGCTGAGCAACAAGCAGCAGCACCTAGTTTAACACTACAAGACCTAGTTCTAGTTGCACAAATCATCCAACTTACTTCATCTCGCGGTGCGTTTAAAGCAGAAGAACTAGCTGATGTTGGTGGTTTATATAACAAATTAATTGCATTTTTGCAATCAACTGGAGCATTAGCACCAGCACCAGCAGCAACATCAACAGAGGAAACAAACTAAAATGATTAAACACGTAGGTAAACACAATCAAAAGAGAGTTGCGATTGTATATAGAACAGTTCCAGATGAAGATCATATGGCGCTAGTAGCATACGCAGATTCTATGCCAATGATGGTACATGATGAAGTGATGAAAGTTATCGAAAGCGAAGTAGGACAAAATGCTAAAGAACTAGCAGATGCACTGTTCCGCACAACATTAGCTGATGGCACTAATTGCCTAACAACCTTACACAAAGGTGGTTGGTTGAAAAAGGTTCCTTGTAACCAAGTTATCGTAACGCCAACAGCTAAGAGCACTTGTCGTTTAGATGAACTAAACAATCTACTTAAGAAGATCGAAGAAGGTGGCGATGCAGCAGCTGCACTTGCTAATATAGATGCTAATCGTGGTATGAAGGGTGTTCTACAAGAAGGCCGTGAATTAGGCCAACCTGCTATTGATACTACAAGAACTACTGCCGATAGCGTAGGCGGTGATGTATTAACAGATGACATTCTATCACAACAACGTTTAGATCAAGCTAATAAAATGGAAGCTGATGCTAAATCATTGCTAGCAGAAGCTAAACGTTTAAAACAAGAAGCTACACAACTTTCACAACCCAAGGCTAAGAATGTCGGAAAAACCAAAAAAGCCACAGCGTAGTAAAAAAATCACGCTGAATGTAAGTAAGCGTTGGAAAGATATAGTTGAGGGTGTTGATAAAAAAGAAGTACCTATCAGCATCCTACAACAGATCATAGTCAAACTAATCGACGGTACCAATATATCAATCGATGTCAAACAACTATTAGCAGATGGTATGCCAGATGCAGAAATAGAAGATATGTTAGATGCTAAATTCAGCGAGTTAGACGCTTACATACAGAATGTGGATTTCCTTATCGACATCGACAAAGTGGTAGATGCCGTACAACCCGAAACAGACAAGGTACTGAAAGGGCTATGATCTGTAGTATATTAGCCGCTACTAATTTGGGAGGTATAGGTAATAGAGGTACCTTGCCCTGGCCCAAACACCGTCAAGATCTAGCTTGGTTTCGAGAACACACAGAAAATCAAATAGTAGTCATGGGACGTAAGACCTGGGATGATCCCAAGATGCCCAAACCATTACCAAATAGGATTAACTATGTGGTAAGTTCAACACACGTAGATCGAGAATATCAACACCTAGTGCGTTGGATCCCCAGCAACGCTGTAGATAATATCAAACAGATCCAAAGACAAAATCCAACCAAAGACGTGTTTATTATTGGTGGTCGTCAGTTATATGAAGCCACTGAATCTATTGTCGAACGTGTCTACTTAACACGCATGAAAGGAGCCTGGTTCGCTGATACCAGGATCGAATTAGAACGCTACCTGGCCTGTTTCCGCATCTATGGTGTGCGTCCTGGCAATAACTGCACCTACGAAACTTGGAATCGTGTGTTATTTTAGATTGACAAAGTATAGCAGACCTGCTATAATAGTAAAATGAAAACCTATCATGAATTTCAAATATCAAAGAGCCAATGGCGGTATGAACGTCCTCATCGTGTAAGACTTTTTAGTCACGCTATACATTTTAACAATGCCAGCGAGTTGACTGCTCGTCAGATCTATTTACAGTGTGCTGGACACTTTAGTACCACTGATGAGTATCGTTGGGCTGAAGAAAACGATATCGAGCTAGATTACTTCTTTGACGATAATGTTACCAGCTGGCACAAAACTGTCATGTTCTATGCAGATTTAAGTGAAGCTGAATACGTAGATTATAGTTTGAGATTTTTCAGGCATGGGGAAGAGTGGAAATGATTGAATATGAACAGCAGGATTATGCCGTTGCTAAGAA